GGAAGTGTTTCTGGATTAGTTCGACAAGAACTTTCGGATCATATTCCACACTCTCTGTCTCAAGAATAGTCCTGAGACGCTGGAAGAACTTAGCTGCGAGTTCTTGACGTTCTTTACCTTTGATCGAGAAATCAACAACGGCGCATCTGGAGTGGAGCGGTTCAATAATTTTGTTTTTGTAGTTACAGGTGAAGATGAATCGACAGTTACCAATAAACTCCTCAGTAAACGCCCGTAAGCAGAGTTGTACGTCTGGGGTTGTGTTATCTGCCTCATCAATGATGATGACTTTGTGTTTAGCAGTTGACGAAAGTGAGACGGTCGAAGCGAAGTTTTTCGCATTGTTTCTGACAGTATCGAGGAATCGTCCTTCATCGGATCCATTGATGACATAATAATCTACTCCAAGTTCATGACAAAGTGCTTTGGCCACCGTGGTCTTACCACAACCAGGAGGACCAGAAAGAAGAAGGTTTGGTACCTCACCTTTCTCTACAAATTTTTGGAAAGTATTCTTAATCCCATCAGGAAGAATACAATCTTCAATAGTCTGAGGTCGGTAAGATTCAACCCAGACAAATTCATTACGACTCATAATTAGTTACCGAAGGTGTTTTCTTTCAATCTTATAAAGAAGTTGTTTCAAAATAAAGTAAGGAGATTCTTGAGACTCTTGTACTGTCTGAGGAAAATCGTTATCAATATATTTTAAAGAGTTTTGGATATCTTGCCAACACTCTCTCATCAATTCATCTTTGATCTTTGTAGTGGTCCAAAAAATTATAACATACCTATTACCCCTCGTCACGGTATTGACTTGATGGGCAATACCAGTTTTATACGTTATTGCCTGGCCTGGTTTTAATTTTACTTGTTTGACTTCACCATTGATATACAATGAAAGTTCTCCCCCATCATATTCATCTGGACTATTCAGAAAAACAGTAGTACTAAAATCACCATTACTCACCACGTCATGATGAGGAAGATAATATCCACCTTCAGGAGTTTTCGTTATTCGAGGAATAGTTAGTTCTCTACATGCGGTGAAAATTTTAAAATCAAGATTAGAATCTAATTTTTTATAAACAATACTAGATACTTGATTATTAAGATTACTTGGTAATTTTAAATTAAAATTATTTTTAAAAGTTGTTATATTTCCAGTTACACTATCACTACCATCTTTCCAATACTCATCGGAAGAATTGATGATGTCATTTAATTTAGATAGATCATCTTCATCCAATAGATCAGAAATTAAATAGTCTTTCATATTACACCCAATCAGGTTTACGATCTGGGATACGAATATAGTTATCCTTTACCCAGGGTTTAGATGCGATATACATCTTGTACTTAGTATAGATGTCGATTGTTGTATCGTGTTTAAACTCATCTGGTCCTGCAAATACAAATGGTGTTGGATCTTTACCACTCCTTCCTGTCGGATCACCAGTAGGAAGAATTTCTTTTGCGGCAATTAAAGAATGAAAACAGGTATGAACTTTACCATACCTCATTTTGTATTCGTCACATAGAGCAATACCATGATGAAGTAACCATTGCCAGTTCATTACAAACTCATTTGCCCAGATAGTACAAGGATGGTTACGAAAGGCACCTTTCTCAGTACTATAGGGGGTTCCATCGGCCTTGGGGATAGTTCCGAACCCATGACCCCATTTATCAGAACAGACGATAGAGAGCATCTGACAGGTCTCTAGGGGCATTTTAACAATGTGTTTGTCGGGAAGAACCTTAGCAGATTCCCATGGGTTTGGACTTGTGACAAAAATATTCATTCCAATGGTCTCGTAAAGGTTTTAGAAACAAGATCTGTTGCACCCATTGCTTCGTACATATAAGTAGCACCAGCTCTTGGATTGGTGTGTTCACCACAAGTGAATACATCACATACTGCCATACCATTCTCAGGCCATGTGTGGATTGAGATATGAGACTCTGCTAATAGAGCAATGGCAGTCACACCTTGAGGGTTGAACTTATGAGATGATAGATCAAGAAGTGTACTTTGTGAAAGATTGGCTGCATTTGCAAGAACATTGCGAATGTGTGCCTCATCATCCAATAGTCCATAAGGACAACCCTTCAGAGTGAAGAGAATGTGTCTCATCAACCAAAACTAGAATCAGGTTCCAGAGCGATGTAATAAGTTACATCAATATTTTGATTGGTAAACCTAGACAAAAGTTTTTGAGAAACAACTACATCATAATTACCAGGAACGATCTTCAGATTCTCTTCTTTAAAATTGAAAACAAACTCTGCATCAGTTTCTCCCACAACAATAGAGAAGTCATTGGAAGTATCGTTCTTCTTGTCACGGGCGACCAGTTTGATGACACCGGCTTCGCCAATCACAGAAATGTCGGGAAGTTGATAAACAGATGCTGCCTTCTTGAGTTTTTCAAGTTGTTGACTGGTCAGAACAAATTCAACATCTTCAGAAGGAAGAGTGATTTCTTTTTCAGGAGGTGCAACAATCACAGAGGGATCTGCAAAGAAATACTTAGAACGAGAACGACCTTCTTTGATCACAACATATTGATCATTATCAAAGTCAAGATCGGGACTTTGATGAAGAGACAGACCGTTGAGGAACTGGTTCAGATCATAGATACCAAAGTCTTTGGGAAACTCTTCAGTAACATTGGCTTCAACCAGGATGTTCTTCATCACTGAAATAGAACGCAACTTCTGTCCCTCCTTGAATAGGATAGACTGATTGATCGAAGAGAAGTTCTTCAGGAGAGATACAGTGGATTCAGAAAGTTTCATAATTACCTTTGGGTTGAGAAGTGATACCAGAGAAGTGATACAGGAGAATACAATAGTGGATGGCTTTCAGAATGTCAAGTTTAGACTTACCATTCTTTTTACCAAATCGGGAAAGATACTTGATTGCATTTGAACGACAGAAAGCTTCTGCATCTCCAATACTGTCAATCAAATCGAGAGTCTGTACTTTAGATTCTTCACCTGCATAGTGAGACTTATATGTACCACCCAAATAGTCTCGGATTTCTTTGAGAATTACATCTTCTTCGTATTTCCAAAACCCATTTTCATTATCAATATTCAAATCAATTCGATTTTCATCCATTTGTCCAAGTTCATATTTAAAGTGATCATATTGAGTAGAAGGGAGAGGTGTCCACTCATACCCTTCTTCTGGAAGTGAGTTAGTCATTTTTCAAATAACAATCACATATAGTTTATTTTATCAGAGACTAGTATCGCTGTCAACTTGTTCACCAGTTGCGGTCATGTCAAAATCAACATCAATCTTGTCGTAGAGTTCCAAGAAAGCAGATTTAGTTTCATCATCAAATCGGTTGATACAAACTTGAATTGCCTTAGACTTATCAGCAAAGATACTATAAGCACGAATGATGTGAACAAGACGACGAGTGGAGATAATCTCATCAATACCACCATCATAGAAGGTCTTACGGATGATATCTGCCCAGTCCACAAGACGCTTGCAGAAGTCACGATCTTCTACACCCAAATCTAGAGAAATTCCTTCAAGAATTTTTTGTTCAGTTGCAGGAGTTGGATAAGACTGTTCAAAGGTCACACAAAAACGTTCAAGGAATGCTTCGTTAAGTACGTTAGTTCCAATGAATCGTCCGTCGTCCGAACCTTTACCTTTAGTGTTAGCAGTAGCAATGACATTGAAACCACTCTTAGGTTGAACAAATTTACCAATCTTCTTCAAGAACACACCCTTACCTTCAAGGATAGACTGAAGACACAAGATCTTATTCGATGCCAGGTCAACCTCGTCTAGAAGCAACACAGCTCCCCGCTCAAGTGCTTCAATGACAGGACCGTTGTGCCAAACAGTTTCACCATTAACAAGACGAAAACCACCAATAAGATCATCCTCGTCAGTTTCGATGGTGATGTTGACACGGATCAATTCCCTCTTGAGTTGCGCACATGCTTGTTCAACCAAGAAGGTTTTACCGTTTCCAGAAAGACCCGTGATGAATGTAGGGTAGAAAAGATCGGATTGAATAATTTTTTTGATATCGCCGAAATTACCAAACTTGACGAAGGTATCATCTTTCTGAGGAATAAGGTTTTGTTCGATGGAAGGAAGTGCTGCAGGTGCTTGATAAGTTTGTTCTAGTTTTTCTTGCACAGTCAGATTCCACTTACCACGACTAACTTTATAGTCATCAAGTTTTTTACTAACAGTCTGATAGTTAGAACCATTCATTGCACACCATGCACGAATATCACCAGAGGTGACGTTATCTCCATACAATGCCTGGAGAGAAGAAACAACATATTCAGTAGAGAGTGCCATGATTAAGTGGTGTGTGTTCAACAAAGCTATAATAAAGCAAAACCTCCCGTTACAGGAGGTATGGTGGTCAGTTGTCCAGGTGGTCAACTGATGATGTCCACAAACTGACTTAATACTTTTCTATTTAGAGACTTAGAGGCAAGATTTTTAGTAAATGCAGATTTAATTTTTGCTTTACTTGCACCCTCCTCAACATCAAACTCAGTTTCATTGTCAAGATAAGATGACAACATTCCAAAATAAGATGTATATCCAGAGTTTTGAATAGATACAAACTTATCTTTTTTAATTTTTTTGTATTTTTCTTCAGACAGTCCTTTATCGAATTTACGAACAAATCCTTTGAAATCCTGAGAACTAGCCAAACGAATACCAATTGTATTCACATCAGGAAATGTTTGTTTGAGATCCTTAAGAAGAATTTCAGTGAACTTGAAATACTCATAATCAACTTTATAAGTATGTCCAGTTTTACGATTACGAACATAGTCTCCATGATAAAGACGTGAAGATCCCATACGGTGATCATCGTAATAGTTATTCGTCTTGAAGTATGGGAGAACATTTGCCTCACCGTCAGTCAAGATAACAGTATTCACTTTTTGAACTTTGGTCTTCTCTTTAAATTGAGGAATGATTTGATGAAGACAAACAATCGCTTCATTTAGAGGAGTTCCAGACAAACTGTATCCATTGGGAATAGTGTAATCAACCCAACGACACTGAGCATAAACAACACGCCATAGAGATTGCATTTGTTTATCTAATTCCTTACGATTGACACCACTCGTAAGGAAGTGTAGAAGACTGAAGTCTGGAGAGACGATAAAATCATACTCTTTCACTTCTTGAACTGTTGAGTCCTCCCATTTACGATATCCTTCTCTCTTAAGATAGCTGTTAGTAAATGCGTAAACATCAAACGGAATATTAACTTTATTACAGAACCAGACTAGATTGAAAAGTTGTTTGATAGTTTCGACCATACAATCTGCCATAGAACCAGACCAATCTAGGATAAAGATAAGACCGTGATTCTTACCATCAGGAATCACGTTAACTTTCTTAAACAAATCTTCGTTGTACTTGTAGGTGTGAAGTTTAGTACAATCCAAGGTTCCAGTTTTAGAAACAAAGGAACGAGAGTATGCATCTGCAGACTTTTTACATTCAAACTCCTTTACCAGATAATTGACTTCTTTTTGTGCAAACTTTTTAAACTTTTTGTACTCCCCATCCGTTTGAGAAAAATCTCTAGGTTTGGTTTCTTTGTGAGATGAAGAATATGGATCATAATATTTTTGAGGGACTGATTGTTCAAGCCAACATGCTTCAAGTTCTTGATGAATTTCTTTATTAGAAATAACAACTTCATCAATATTAACTTGAGGGATTTCCAAATAGTTGGAATAGGAACGTTCAGAAGTTACATCGCCATTGAATTCTTGAGTACCTTGTTCAAACAAATCATCAGTTTGAACTTCAAGTTTAGATTCTTGACCATTAGAAGAACTCTTCACACTTTCACCAGAACTTTGAACAGTTTCTGATGATTTTTCTTCTGAAGTTTTCTCCGATTCATCGTTAGTTGATTCCGATTCACCTTGTAAATTATCACCAGATTTTTGACTAGGAACAGGAATTTCTGCAACTTTATCTTCTTCTTTCTTGGTCTTACAATAATTATAAAGAACTTCTGCAACAGTAATAACATCAGCAAAAGTTTCTGTATCACCAATCATATTGATGATTTCCATTTCTCTATCATTCTCAATTGGAACTTGAGTGAACTTACCAATCTTGAACCACAGATTTGCACGGTCAGCAAGATTGTAGGTAGAGATGTCATCTTCTTCTAGACCAAAGAAATCATCGTCAGACAATTCCTTGTAACCTTTATAAAAACTTTTAGAAAGACCTGGATAACGTCGTTTCATCAGTTTTTCAATACGTGCATCTTCGACCACGTTTACAAACTGACGGGGAATACGATCCTCCCAATCCCATTCATTTGGGGTGAACAATGCATGACCAACTTCGTGACCAACGAGCATATCATATACCGTACTAGACGCCCTTTTCCACATCGGAAGAGTCAGAATACGTTTCTCCACATCAAACTGTGCCGTTTCTACATTACGGTTCTCAACCACCATGTTCTCAGTGGCCAACAATTTTGCAAGATGTGACTTGATTTCGTAGTTGATCATGGTGATTTGTTTCGATGTAATCATCATACAACGAAACCCGTCCATTTCTGAACGGGTATAGACAGTTTTTAAATTGGCTTACGAAATTTTCCTTGAAAAACCTTTATGTTTTTCAAACTTGACTACGTTTTCAAATTTATCTTCCATACCAGTCTTGTGACTGATAACAAAGATGTTTGCATCTTTGATAATATATCTAATGATTTTAAGGAATTCATCTGTTCCAAAACCATCTAGTGAACTATCAAAAACTTCATCCATAATTAGAAGATTAGTGTTGACTGAGTTTTTGACCCTCGCAATTTCTCTCCAAGTAAACAAAAGAGAAAGGTCAATTCTCATTTTTTCTCCTTCACTAAATGATGCATAAGAAAAGTCTTCATGAATAGGAGATTCAACAGTCTCATTAAACTCTTCATCAAGTTTGAAGTTGATGTAGAAATCCATCATCTGGAGATACTTATTTACTTGTTGATTGATAAGTGGAAGATACTTTTTAATAATCTTCGCCTTGACTCCACCATCTTTAAGAAGACTGTATATGAAGTCATGATATGAAACACTTTCCTTTCTTTTAGCAAGTTCATCATAAGTTTCATCCAGATTTTTTCTTAGGGATTCTAATTTCTCATGTTCAGTATTTCGGTTCTCAAGTTGACTGGTAATAGTTTGAATTTCTGATTCCAGTCCTCTGATCTGCCGTTGAAGTCCAGAGATTTGAACATTGAAAGAAGAAATGTCATTAAGTACGTTGCTAATGTCCGTTGATAATTTTTTGAATTGTGACTCTCTCAACTCTTCGTTTTTAATTGCCAGTTGGAGTTTTTCAAATCCATCTCGCAACTCTTGTGCTTTATTTTCGGAGTCACTAATTCTATTTACACGGAAAGACTCTTCAATATCCTGATTACAGGTAGGACAAACCGTATTCTCTGAGAAAAATTTATGTTCCTTAACAAGAGTAGATATTTTCTGAGATAGTTTACCTTTTATACTACCATACTCTATCAGTTTTTCTTGAGAATTTTCAAAGACTTTTAGTTCTTCTCTCAACTTAGAAAGTTCGTCTTCCCTTTCCATACTAAGAGTAAAACACTTTTCAATATCAGTGTTCAGACTTTCAATCTTACTATTCTTTGAGTCAATATCATCCTTACTTTGATTTTCAATCTTTTCAATAAAGTCTCTTTGCATGTCAACTTTATCTTTTAAAGATTCCTTTTTAAGATCA